TACCACTATTATTATATATAGTAATTACATTACCATCAGAGAATATACTTGCTGGTATAGTAACACCACCTGTAGTAATATTAATATATTTACCGTTATCGGTAAGCTGTAGTGTGTAGCTTGTTGACTGACTGTTAGAAGGTATTGAGTTTGTACCGCTATAACCTGAAATACCAGAGATACCTGAGTAACCACTTATACCAGAAAAACCAGATATACCGCTATAACCACTGTTACCAGAGTAACCTGAATAACCAGAAATGCCTGAATAGCCAGACCAACCAGAGATACCTGAGTAACCACTGATGCCGGAGTAACCGCTATAACCCGAAATACCGGAATAACCGCTTATACCACTATAACCTGAAATACCGGAATAGCCACTATAACCAGAGATACCTGAGTAACCACTTATACCAGAAAAACCAGATATACCGCTGTAACCACTATAACCAGAGTAACCTGAATAACCAGAAATGCCTGAATAACCAGAAATGCCTGAATAGCCAGAATAACCAGATACACCTGTACCTGAATAACCAGAGTAACCACTTATACCCGAACCTGAATAACCAGATGTACCGCTGTAACCACTATAACCAGATGTGCCTGTTGCACCACCTTTACCAGCCACTTCTATTTCAAACCAAGGATCATCATTACCGGTAAAGTCTGTATTAGAGTTTACTCCGATAGTACCACCGTTAAAGCTTGTTAATTGCAACGCAACTTGTGTATTTACACCCGGTGTGATTGTTGCTTGAGCTATACCACCAAAAGCTGCAAAACCGGCTGCATCAGAAGCACTGTATACATCAGCAACACTACCTATAGCTGTAGAAGCTGTTACATTGTACCAACCGAAACCTGGTCGGCTGGTACCACCGGAAGCAGAAAGTGAAGGGACTTGAGCTTTTAATGAATATGTATAACCAGCAGATAAAGTAATAACACCGGTTGATGTATTGAGTGTAATAGCACCTAAACCAAGATCGGTATCAGCTGAATTAAATTTTAATGTTTGCCCGATTGCTGTAAAGCCTTGACCGGTTGTTTTACTACCTCTAAAATAAGGTACAGGAGAAGCATTACCTGCAGGACCGCTATAACCGGAAGTACCTGAAAAACCACTTGTACCGCTATAACCAGAAGCACCAGAAACACCAGAACCTGAATAACCAGAGATACCAGAGTAACCTGACGTACCAGAATAACCAGAAGCAGATGCAGCACCTGTTGCACCGCTTATACCGGAATAACCAGAATAACCAGAGATACCAGAACCACTGTAACCAGATGTACCACTAACACCAGAATAACCTGATATACCTATACCACTATAGCCGGACCAACCTGATGTACCGCTAAAGCCGGAAACGCCACTAAAACCTGATTGACCGGTAATATTCGATAAAAGATACCAAGTACCTGTACCAGCACCGTATTTCCAGACTGTATTATCTACATTCTGGAAATACATATCCATATCTTGCAGGCCTGGAATAGTATTTAGCGGGTTAGTATTACCTGTATACCACACTGTGCCTCTTGTACCTGATGTGCCAGATATACCTGAATAACCTGATACACCACTAAACCCTGACACACCACTATAACCAGATATACCTAACGTACCCGAATACCCTGACACACCACTAAAACCCGAAGTACCACTAAAGCCTGATGTTCCAGAGTAACCAGAATAACCAGAGGTACCAATACCACTAAAACCGCTTATACCGCTAAAACCTGATGTACCACTAAAACCTGATATACCAGAAAAACCAGAAGTACCAGATCCTGAATAACCGCTAAAACCTGATGCACCAGAAAAACCAGAAGTACCAGAGAAACCAGAATAACCTGACGCACCTGACATACCAGAGAAACCAGATAAGCCGCTTGCTCCTGAAAAACCGCTTATACCAGACCATCCAGATATACCCGAGCCACTATAACCGCTTGTACCTGAGTAACCAGAATAACCTGACCAACCAGAAATACCGGACCACCCGCTATGGCCACTACGACCCCCTATACCTGAATAACCACTAAACCCAGATAAACCAATTTCTCCGGAATAACCTGACACACCACTACCGCTAAAACCACTTACACCAGAATAACCAGATATACCACTGTAACCAGAACGTCCAGAAATACCACTATAACCAGAAGAGCCTATCGCACCACTAAATCCAGATATACCAGAATAACCTGAAGCACCAGAGTAACCACTTGTACCTTGAGAGCCACTATAACCGGAATAACCAGAAGAGGCAGCTGCACCTGCTTGACCACTATAACCTGAAATACCGGAACCGGAGTAACCACTATAACCAGACCAGCCTGATATAGTTGCTCCGGAATAACCTGAAGCACCATTAGCACCAGAATAGCCTGAATAACCGCTATAACCAGAAGCATTACCACTATAACCAGAAATACCGCTATAGCCAGAAGTACCAAGCCCCCCGGCTTGATTTACCATATTTGTGTTAACTTTAATTATAGACATATTAGTAACGTATTACAATTAATAATGTATTACCTGCAGGGGGTGGTTCACTGAATGTAATTGTTTGGTTGGTTAAACTAATAGTATAAGAACTATCAGGTGTTTGTGTAACACCATCTACAGTGACCTGATAGTCACTTGCACGGGAAGAGGTAATACCGTTTAAAGTGTACGTTGTAGTAACACCATCTGATATAAAAGTCCAATATGTTGGTAGCGTTGTTGCCATTGAAAGTGAATTTGCTTGTGCAGCTGCAGCTACAACCTGTGCAATCAAATACTCTTCTGGAATACTATAAACACCAGCATTATAAAGAGCTTCTGAAGTACCGGATGTAACTGTAGTATAAGTATTTATCGATACAGATGGGTCTCTATCAAAGTAATTCGAGGTATCATATAGTTCTTGTACCTCTACTCTAAAATTACTTGATACACTATTTAATTGAGGTAAAGAGCTTAAAATATCCGGACTGGTAATAGTAAAACTGGTTGTTATAATACCATCTGGTGTAGTTTTTTGTGTAAAGGCTGTTAGTATGTAGTTATAAAACATACGTTCTAACGAAATACTTGTACCCGTTAAATTGCTTTTAAGTTTAGTATAAACTACATGATTGCGTTTATTAGAAAGATATACAGCAATATCTTTTAACCTGCGTGCATAACCTACTATAGTTGCTTGTAAACTTAAATCGTTGCCTGTATCTACATTTTTAAAAAAATACTCTTCTTGTTTATTGCGGGCGGTAATACCTAATGTTTCTAAAAAGTTTACATAGTACTGTTTAACAAAGTCGACAGACACTGCATTAGAAAGACCTTTATTAACGTACCACCCTGTAACATAAGCATTGTATTGATTATAAGCATCACTCGGTGAAACACTACTATTACGTGCTAACCAATCTTGATAAGAATATGGTTGAGTAGAATCTCCACCACTTAATACTGTAGTAGAATTTGTTAAAGTGTTTATTGTATTAAAAACAGGCATATTATTAATTTATTAATCCCAATCCTTTATGTATATAGTAGTTAAATATGTTTTCTAAGATGCCTTCGTCTTTTACCCAATCTGCATGATTCGCACCAGACAGTACTGAAAGCGTCGTGTAAGGATCAGACCAATTCACTAAACCTTCTACCTGTTGTCCATTAACTGTAGAATTATATACAAAAAACCGGTAATTGTATTGAACGGGTGTTTTTAATCCCCAACCGAAAAACCCGCTTAGTGGGTATGTTGTTAGCGGGAAAGCTAACGAACTTGCTGGAGCAAAATAATTTTGTAACCCACGAGCGGTAATAGAAGCATAAGAAGTAATTTTAGGTACTTCTAATAACTCAAAATACTGAGAATTAAATAAATCGTTAGCCACTATTAACTGGCCTGCAGACACTGTAGTGTTTCTAATGTTATACTCTGTTAATATACCGCCTAAGTTTACTAACCCACCGCTTAGAGAAAAGTTACGTGCATCTTGATTGTTAGCGCCCCACACCACACTCTGTTGTGTAGAATATAAGTCAACCACTCTACTCAAACCTGGTGGTATGTTGTATCCGTAATTGTAATTGTCTAATGCAGTGCTTAGGGATTGTGCAAGAGAATAAAATGCATTAACATTAGCTGTAGAAGGATCGGAAATGTTTGAAACAAAATTACTAATTTTTTCATATACAACACCACCATATGTATCGTCATTGGTAGCACTTGTACCTGCAGCTGCTGTTAAGTATTTAAATAGGTTAGTGTTTTGAGCTATAGTGGGCTGTAGAGCATATGTTTGTAGCTGTGCACCAAAATCAAAACCACCGCCAAACTTACGAGTGAAATATGTTGAGTTAAAGTCTATAGAATTGAATACGCTACTTGCACCGTTAATTGTTTTATCATTAATAGTAATTGACGGTATTGGTATTCGAGTAGGGTTATAACCAGCCGAAAGACTCGGTACTAAATCATTAACATATATAATGGAAGATGTACCATTTAATACAGCTCCACCAGTAAAGTAAGGCGTAAATGTGTTTATACTATAACCGCCTGTGTCTCTGCCTAAACTATCCCGACGTACAAAGCCTACATTAGAAAGAGTACCTGTTACAGGGTTAGTACTCATATTAAATATAACGTTGTTTTGTACACCTGAATACGCTGAAGCCTGTACATACAAATTAGTAAGACCACGGGTAATAGGGTAGTTTAATAAAGGTACGTCTGAGAGGAATGAAGTAGTTGATAATACAGGGCTGTTAATTGAAACAACAAATCTACTCTCTACTCCAGGCCAGTATACATTATTAAATGGTAAACTACCATTAAGTGTAAAGTCTAAATGATCTGGTACAAAACTTTGTGTGTAGTAGTATGACGATAAACTAACTAAAGAATTTGAATATGAAGGTGTAGATTCGAATACGTTTTCTACATCTGAAGTATCTAATGTAACCCATAATGTAGTTGGGTGAGCAGATAGAGTGACTCCATTAGTTACCATCGAAGGAATATCATCTACATAGAATATATCAAATGTACCAGACAACCCAACTAAAGTACCTGTAGAAGAAAGATGTCCTTGAGAGTCTATTATTACCGGTACACTACTAACTGGATTATATTTGGTTAGTACAGTTTCATCAGCTAAGTTAGTAGCAGAGGCTGAAGTAAATCTCCAACTTGGACGTAAAGTAGATATCTGACTTGTAGGTATTTCTGTATAAGGTTGAGAAAGGGAATTATCAGAATAAAAAGAAAAATTTAGTGTACTATTATCTAATATGCTTGTTTGATAATTTACAGTAAGGGGTATAGGCCCACGATCTACAGTGCCTGAATAACAAGATTGATAACCATGGAAACATCCCCCAGATTTATATTGCGTACCGCTTAGATCTGGCCACGTACTATAATCCCATACTAAATTATCTTGTATAAAGTTATTAGCAGTAACTGTCACTGAATACGTCTGACGCACTATAGGTGTTGTATCATTATTAAATACACCAAGTTTAACTTCGTAAACCCCTGGCCAACTGTATATATGTGTTGGATTAAAATCTGTACTGGATGTGCCGTCACCAAACCACCAAATTAAATTATAATCCGTAGTAATTGCTGCTTGAGTAACACCAGGTTGTGCAGATAGTGCACATGTAAACGGGGTAGCTAAAGTAAAGCCGCTAAGAGGGGCAGCTGTAAGCCCACTCACCGTTATTCCATAAAATGCACTTAAAGGTGTTAGGGCCATATTAGAAGTTTACTATCGCGGCATTTTGTGATGCTTGTTGTTGTATTACCACACGCGAAAGTAATTCAGTAATATCACTCAAATACACTGCCTGAAATGGTAATACTGTTAATGGTTTAGAAGTAAAGCTTATATCATTATCTGGGTAAGAAGGATTGTATACTATAAAGGAAACACCATTAACTGTTTCCGTATCATTTACTGTGGATACAGACTGTACATCTGGTAGTGCTAATATATCACCAGTAATAGAGGTGACATCAATAGTAGCGCCTAACTTTGAATTTGCTGGGTTAAAATAATTTGTAAATATAGCCTGTATATTGCTTTGTATTACGCTTGGAGGTGTTTGTGCACCTCTTTGCAATGTAACTACTAAGCTCGAATTTGCAATATCATTTGTAGAAACTTCATTACCAATACCTGTACCTACTGTTACAGCTAAATACACCGGATCCATTACAATTACTTCAGATGTAAGAGTCTTTTTATCTTTAATAGTAGATGTGATTAATTGTTTTTGAGCGGGTGTTAAATAGTTTATATAATTGTTAGTTAACAATGTAGTAGCTTTAGGTAACACGTAAACGTATACATTATTAAAGTTACTTGCGTCAGCAAACGCCATTTGATTGTATAGCACTCTGTAATCTACACCCGGGTTGGTTAACCCTATATTGTAAAGATACTGTAAATGACTATTAACATAATCATTATTGCTTAAAATCGCAACATCATTAATAATGTTTGCAAAGTTATTAGTAATAAAAGATTTGTAATCAGCAGTTGTAACTACTCTATACTGAGATCTAAATGTAGCAGGAGCGTTTGCACGTATACTATCTACACTTTCTATGTCTGTAAATGTTGTTGATATGTTTGTATTATCAAACTGTAAATTTAATATGTTTACATCATCTAACAGTACTAAATCGCTACTTGTAACATCAGGCTGTACAACTGAAAATTGTTGAGTTGTATAAACAGCAGCATTTTGACCGGTTATGGCTCCGGTACCAACTTGACCGTTTGCGCCAGCAGATTGTAAGTAGTATATAGCCACTACATCACCTGCATTTAATTGTAAACCATTAATATTATCTCCGAACTTAAATTCGTAATTCTTATTGCTGTTTAATCTCCCTTCATAAACAGTATCTGTAGCATTTTGTAAATATAGGCTTTCTGTTTTCTTCCATTGTGTCCATTTACCTGTGTAAACGTTTTTAACATAAACATCAATATTGAAATGATCAACAATAACGTTAGTACCAGGAACCAAATACACAGCTTCATTTGCTTCACCACGGGCAGTGTAAAGAGGGTACTCTATATAGCTACCTTGATATAAAAGATATTGATTGCTTATAGTTGTCAAGTTTTCAGTACCTGTAATAGTCTTAGTGAACGTTACGTCTTGGTTAAAAGAATATGAATTGTTACCAGCCCTTATAAACGTATAACGAGGTATTGTGTAGTAGCCTGGTGCTAAATCAGAAGTAGCAGAAATTGAAAACGATAAAGTAGATGTTTGCGCTCCAACAGGGGCATAATTTAAGATCTTTACGATCTTGTTCATGTTTTCATAAAGCTGTGCTTCACTAAATGAAGATTCTGTAGCTGTTTGATTTTGATAGTAAAGTAGTACGTGGAAGGCATAAGCTATAATATTGTTTATAGCAGTAATATTAGAACCTTCGTAATTTTGATCAGTAAAAATACCGCTCTGATTCAAACGATTAGTAATAAACGACTTCAACGATAGTGCATCAAACGCAACGTATTCGTTTGGCGATATATTTAAACTTTGATTATCAGAGGCTGTATTCATTTTATGTTAGTAAAGAAAATCCATTTTTCGTTAATACACCAGGTAAATTAATTTGAGCGTTTAACGATGGGATTACGATACTTAATGTAATAGTAAAGGTTTGCTCGTCTGTATTAACTTTTATATCCATATTTTTAACCGCTACTCTTGGTTCAAAAACGGTAACGTTCTCCATAATAGTTTTACCTATCAAGTAAGCGGTCGTATCCGTAGCTGGTTGAAAAACAAATTGAACTAAATTTAATCCATACTCTGGATTTAATAAATCCTGGCCAGGCATGGTATTAAACAGGTTTATTAACGAATTAACTATAGCACTACCATCATAATCTAAAGCTACATCTTTTTGTATCGGATTGTTAAAATCTAAATGAACATCAGAAAAAGTATAGTTATTTGTAGTAACTACCTTTTGTAGACCGTTAAAACTGATCGATGGCATGTAATTACTTAGGAATAGAGTATAAAAACATAAGTAATAATATACATTTTATGAAGAACAGTAAGTTTATCCCTCTCTATGAAACTATCTATAACCGCTACAAACAAGGTGCTGGTTTTTTAGAGGGTGACGTAGTAAAGCTTAAATCCGATTTCAAATCCTTAGATTGTTATAAAAATCTAAGCGATTCAGCTAAAGCACACTTAGAGGGTGCAGAAAAATCTGGCTACAATTTACGTGTGGGTCGTTTACACACACCTAACAATCAATACGGTTCTTTAGGGCATCTCAACCTACCTGCTACACATGCTGATCTTTATCAAGAAAAATCACCAGGTAACTTTGGTGGTTTAGTTACAGTTCCAATTGAGCTACTTGAAGTAATTGACACTGGTGTCAATCTTGCTCCTGTTTCCAATAATAATAAACGTCCAAGCGGACAATATCAAAAAGCTGGTAAATGGAAATCTAACCCAGACACAGAAGAAACGAAAGAACAAAATCATTTGGGTCACGAAGAAAATTGGGTTAAAAAAGGCGATTACGATTTAGCAGTAAAGAATAAAAAACCTGCTGTTGGTGCAAATGAGTACGATGACACAAAGCCATCTACAAAATATCAACCATTACCAAAGAACAAATTAAAACCAAAAACATTAAAAGAATCAGAAGAAGCTTTAAATAATCTTTATATACACATTTTACGTGAAGATAATGCTGAAGACGAACGCACAGAAGAAGACTCAACTCCAGTAGAAGAAAATGTTTGCCCTATTTGCGGTATGGATGTATGTCAGTGCAAAAAGGAAGAAGAAGAATCAGCTATGGTAGCTGGTGATATGGAAGCACCATGCCCTAAGTGCCATACCAATCCTTGTACTTGTTTAGAAGAAGAGGAAGAAGTTTACGACGAATCAGATCTCAAGCACCATGTTAAAGATGAATGCTGGAACATGGAAGATGATAGATTAGTTGATGAGTGCTGGGGTGAAGATGGCTCCGTTAAAGAAGAATGCTGGAGAATGGAAGAAGATGCAGCAATGCCAACTAACGATCCAGTAGCTCAAGATAACAACGCTAAAGACCCAGAACAAACTTCTGCTTTATAATTGACTTAAAGCAATAAGACAGCTAAAAAAATTGATTTCTTGATCCATTACTAAAGCTGATCGATACAGATATTCAGAGACTTGCAGCAATGCAAGTCTTTTTTTATCCTCCTTCATTGAGCTTCTATAAACAGAATTAAACAAATCTTTCATTAACTTTGGGTAATCATTACCAAAGGATTGTTCTGATTCTATAACGAACTTACGTATAGACATTAAATCTTCTTTATCTTCAATTTTACTAAGGATATCTTGGGCAAATCCCTCGTTATTAATAACGTCTTGTATAACGAGCTTATTATCAATAACGCTACGTTGTATGTAGTTAATAATTCTACGTAAATCCGGATAGTAATAACGAATAACTTCTTTGATACGTTCTACTTGACCAGCTTCAATAGCTGTTTTTTCTTGCTGTAGTATATACTTTATTCGTTTAGCATATTCTCCAATAGGAGGAGTAAAATCAGTGAAAACTTGGCATCGAGACTGAATCGGTTGGATAATACGATGTAAATAGTTGCCAGTGAGGATAAAACGGGTATTACCAGCATACTCTTCCATAACATTACGCAGAGCTCTTTGACCGGCATCAGTAAAGTTATCAAACTCGTCCAGAAAGATAATCTTAATTTTGCCATCCAGGCTCTTAGTTTGAGCAAACGAAAGAATAGAGGATCTGACTTCGTCGATACCGTTCTTTTCGCTCGCGTTAATGTAGAGGTACTGCGCATCAAGTAATTCATTTATAATAACTTTAGCTAATGTAGTTTTACCAGTACCCGGGTTACCTACAAGTAATAGGTTAGGTATTTCTTCTTTTCGTTTACATTCTTCTACAAATGCACGTAAAGACTCAGATAGAACCATATCGGCTAATTTAGTTGGCCGGTATGCTTCTACCCATATATTCATTAACTGTTCGTTAATTGTCATTATTTCTTTTTAGGTTTAACCGAAAAACCACCATCTGGATCTGGTACTATTTCAACTTCAGTAGGTTGTACACCGCCTCTTTTTTTGTTATACACATCTGATGCATCAGCAGGTTTATCAGATGAACCAAAGCCTTTCTCTCCACGCTTTGTTTCAGTTACTTGATCAGCCCATTCAATATCAGCCTGAATAAGAGGATATACAATTAATTGAGCTATTTTATCACCAGCAATAAACGTTTGAGGTACATCGCTAAAATTATATAGTTTAATACCCATATCCCCCCTATAAGGGTTATCAATAATACCGAAATGGGGGAATATACTCTTTTTAAAACCTACACCAGAACGACCCTCTACTCGAATCCAGTAACCAGGTGTAATATAAGCGAGCTTAAGTCCTACAGGTGCTACAGCCCAACCTTTAGCTGGTATTACTACAGTATCTGTACAAGTAAGATCTAAACCAGAATCGCCTGTATAAGGATCGGAATGATTAAACGAAGGTAGCACAGCATTGTCAGCTGTTTTTACGAATTTAATATTAACTGGGAATGACATAATGAATGAGTATATATGTTAAGCTTGATAACTCAACTGCTTTCCTAAGTATTATTAATGAATCCTTCGTTACCGGATAACACTCCAGCTGATAACCAACAAATTATAAATCAAATAGATGATTTTATTGCAGGTTTGAGTCCGGCTGCAAAAGAAACAATGGATACAAAGGTACCCGAAACAATTGTTCCAGTTGTTCCCAATACACCAGAAGAGATGCAAACGTTTGTATTAAAGCATTCAGCTGAATTGGTAGAAAATAGTGTTAAAAGTATAATGGAATTACAAAAATTAACAGTAGCTACCGGTGATCCTGAAATGATGGCCGGGTTAGCAAGCTTAATTGCTGCAAGTACTGGTGCAATTGAAACTGTTAATAAAATGAATTTACAGCATAAAAAGTCAGAGGCAAATAAAGAACTTAAGAAACTTGAAATCGAGGGTAAGAAAGAGATACAACGTCTTAAGAACGATGGTTATCTTAACTTACCTCAGGGTAATACTAACATATTAGTGGCTACCCGTGAAGAGATTATAGCTCAACTAACCGGTAAAGCCAAAGAAAAGGCAGCTAATAATGTTGTAGAACTTACGAGCTCGGAGGTTGTGTCGGCTGCTGAGGTGAAATAGTCTGTACCTGTATTACTGTTGGATTAGTAGTGTTAATTTTCTTTTTCTTAAAAATTTCAACAAGTACAAATATTACAATTACCCCACCCAGTATTGTACCCACTACCCACATCGGTATAGTGGCGGCCGTATAAGCTAAGCCTAAAGAAGCTATACACCCTATACCCATTGTAATGTTTTTTAACAATACAGCAAGCACGAGGAACAATATACCAACACCAAGTAATGCCTTTACTATCAAGCCAACCATCTCCGCTTTTTGATTGGCTTTAGCAATAGCTAATTGATCATTAGCCTCTTTCTTTAAACGTGCAATTTCAGCGTCTTTTTCAGCTTGTATCTTGTTAATAGTAACTTGTTGAGCTTCTCTTAATTGTTGTTTTTCTTTTTCTTTTTGAGCTATTAAAGCCTCTGCGTTGTCTAATTGAGATTTTTGAGATATTGCTAACTCTACCTGAGCGTTATACTTGAGGTATAATTGATCTATAGTTTTTGTTTTTTCGTCATCTACTTCTTTAGCTATAGCGGTTTTTTGCTCCGGAGTAGTTTTATCTGTACGGTTCATTATTTCTTTTGAACGTAAGTGAGCTATAAGCGTGTTAATATCTTGTTTCTTTTTTTCCTGCGTAACAATATAAATTCCGTAGTTTAACTCTCCTATTTTTGCAAAATTAGCATCGTCTAACTTTTCTCTATCATCATATGCTTTTTGTAAGCCGTCTCTAAACTTAGCATATTGGAGTTCCATTTCTTTACGAGCTGCTTCAACTTTAGTGTTTGCTTCAGCTGCTGCATCTACCTGTTTTTTAGTGTCTTCAGCTTTAACTACTACAGCTGCAGACGTAGTAGTGTCTACTTTGGGTGTGTTGAACTTAGGTAAGCTTAAACACCCGGACAAAAATAAAGACACTAATACTATTAAATACTTTTTCATATTAATACTTACAATAAAAAAGGGGAGAGATTTCTCTCTCCCTGTACACCTTGCAAGTTATTAATCTATATCAATAACTTTCTTGCCACCGGCGTCTGCCTTATTCTTTGGAAAGGTTAAGGTTAGCACACCGTCGTTTTGCGAGGCTTTAGCCTTATCGATATTAAACGTGCTTGCAACGGTAAAGCTACGACTAAAGGTCTCTTCTTGGGTACCACCTTTGTGAATAACCTTACGAGTTCCCTCTATCGTTACTACTCTACCCTCTACTGTAACGTTTGTTTTATCTTTAGGCACACCGGGAAGATCCACCTCTACAGTGAGTTCGTCCCCTTCTTTAAAACGTACAGTGTCTCCTGTACGTGTAACGTCACCCCAAAAGAAAGGGTGATCGAATGGATCCCTGTTGAATAATTGTTCAACGAGAGATGTTGGTCTGTATATGCTATTATTATTGTAGTTAGTTAGTTTCATAGCAATAATAATTATTATATAGAAAATAAAAGTTTCAATAATTTATACATATTAATTATATAAATTATTATTAAATAAGAACTTATAAATTATTTTTTTATATGTCTTCGTTACGGTTTTTAAAGTAGTCTTTTACGGCTAACGCAAACTCTGGTGCATCTTTTATTACTAATAAGCCATTTTCTAAGAACAAATTATTTTTAAAATTGAAATTATGTTTTTGTACTAAAGAATGTCTTATATCATAGCCGCGATTTTTTCTGGAACCATGATATTCATGATACACACTACCTTTAATGTAGCCGGTATTATTACCGATATAACGATAAAATTGCTCTACCCATTCCTGATAACCATCGAAATACTGTTCTTTATAAAGACGAGCTTTATGATTAAAAACAGCACTAATAATTGCAATATCTCCGCTACCTAAAAGAAAATACGGAAACAGTTTAATGTTTTCTTTCCATAATGACCTGTTTACTGCAAACGCAAAACCTACATGATATACCATTTTATAAAAAGGTATACATAGTGTGTTGTTAATTAATTTTTTTTCTTTTTTAAGTTCTGGTGTAAGTTCAAGAATCGGAGGCTCGGGTATATAGTCTACCGGTTTTACAACTTCCATAACATTCATATTAGCAAAATTATCAACCCAACAAGAAAGTTTTTTATGCTTTAAATGCTGTAATGTTACATTATTAGCTGATAAAAATGCATATGCATGGCGCTCTATATTACCTTTTATATCTGTTAAATAGCACTGTTCAAATAGCTGTATTAGCTTGTGTTTGTCTAATGCTTCAGAAGCTTCATCATACCAGTTTAAATTAGTAAAATTTAAGTCGTGATCTATCCATGCTATCTTAGTATATTTTTCAGGTACTATTGTTTCTGCTAAATTTAGTAAAGCTTCTTTTTGCCAACAAATGTTATTATCTTCTGCTTTTAAATGTACCCAGTTTTTATTATCTTTTGTAACAAAATTACCGTCAAGTGATGCTTCTGCTCCGTAAACAGGTATATCCACAGCATCCATTTGCCTTAAAAACCCATTTAAATTATATTTTGGTCTGTTGTAGTTAAACCAGTTAAAATGACAGGTTATAACTGCTAAATCTGATTTAACATGCATACATAGATAGTATACTACTTTCTAAAATAATCAATAATTTTTTGAATATCAGGTCTGCAAAGCTCGCACTGATTTGCACAGCTACAATACTCTTGTAGCTGCTCTACAGTTTTTACATCTTCGTGTTTATCAACGAGATGGATAATTTCTCTATAAGAAATATTATTACAAGTACAATGGGTGTCGGTTAATTCGAGACTCATTACGATTCACAACTTGCACAAGACAAGATTGAACGCGCAAGCTCCTGTGCGGGGTTAGCTGAGCGTTGATAGTAAAGACTCTTAATACCGTTCTCCCAAGCAAATACTATTAACTCGTTAACGTCTTTTGGTTTGGTGCTGGGTGGAATCATTAAGTTTAATGATTGACCTTGATCAATATACTTTTGACGTGCAGCAGCCTGGATCACTATTTCCTTTTGGCTAATTTCACCGAAAGTCTTAAACACAGCTTTTTCTTCTGGTGTAAGAAATTCAAGATGTTGCACAGAACCACCTTTTACGAGAATAGACTTCCAAACACCTTCAGTGTTTTTCTTCTTTGTTTCAAGTAAAGCTTCAAGGTAAGGGTTCTTATACGTAAACTTACCTTTAGCTAAGTCTTTTACAAAGTAGTTAGAGTTTAGAGGTTCTACTGAAGGAGATGCTTGACCGAGAATAAATGAACTGGAAGTAGTAGGTGCTACAGCAAGTGTAGTCACGTTACGGCGGCCATAACCTTTAAGTAAAGGTGGTTCACCGTATTCTACAGCCATTTGCGCGGTAGCAGCATCTGCTTTCTTACGAACAAAGCTCCATATTTGAGTGTTAAGTAGCTTTGCTTCCATTGTCTCAAACCCAATCATCTTAGACTGAAGATATGTGTGCCAACCAAGAGCACCAATACCAAGAGCTCGCTGATTAATAGCGAAGTTTCTTGGGTGTACCATAAACTTCATTTTTTCAGTCTTATTAATGAACTCAGTCATTACAGCATCAAGGAAGTATACTAATGTTTCTACTGCATCAGTGTTCTTCCAGTTGTCCCATTGCTCAAAGTTAAGAGAAGACAAATCACAAACGAACGATTCTTCATTATCGTTTGATAACATAATCTCCGTACAGAGATTACTTTGGTTAATCTTAATGTTCTTGTCTTTATATACCTGTGGTGCTTGATTATTAGCATTATCAGTAAAGAAGATATAAGGATAACCAGACTCGAAACGCTTTTTAATAACTAAACCCCAGATACGACGTTTTTCTTTATCACCATCAAGCATAGACTTCAACCATTCATCGGTTACACAAACACCGATAGAAAGATTTTGTATGTCGTCTCCATCACTTCTAATCTTTAAGAACTCTTCAATATCCTTATGATCGATAGGTAGGTACGCAGCAAATGAACCTCTACGCACGTTACCTTGCGAAATATAATCTGTTAGTGTTTCAAATACAGTTAACTGATGATGTACCCCGGTAGACTCGCCACCGGACGAGATAGGTGCACCACGAGGACGTATTTTACCGAAGTAAGCAGATGTACCACCGCCGGCTTTTGACATAGTACCTATTTCTGAAATCTTATACAGAATAGCGTCCATATCATCGTCAATGTATGAACCGAAGCAAGAGATAGGTAGACCGCGGTTACGGCCAAAGTTTGACCAAATAGGAGAAGCCAAGGAATAGAAGCCTTGGTGCATATAGTCTTCAAACTTATCTGCAAAGCCTTTCAGTTTAAGATAGTCTTCAGCTGTTTCAGCTATATCTCTTATACGCTTTTCGGCAGTTTCTCCGTCCAGGAGATAACCACGTTCAAGGAACTTGCGGGAGTCGCTATTCAGCCAGTAAATGTTCTTGTTACTCATTTTTATATATTATACTATACTTTTTATTAAAATAAATCGTCTTCTGAAAAGCTTTGTGACTTTTTAGAATACTCTACAGGACGAGAGTGGAAGAAGTCGGTCATATTATTACCGAGTAATTCTTCGTTAAACCAAGAAGTATCTTTGAGAAGCTTAGAATCCGTTTCAAATACTTCTGGAAAACCAATACCCTTGAGAGATTCGTTAATACGGTCTTTAACAAACTCTTTAAGATGAGCTGCAGTTAATCCGTCTTCATTAATGCCGTTAACCATCCAATCGATAATCTTTGCTTCGCTTTCATATGCTTCTTTAGCTTCAGCAAGAATTCTTTCTGTAAGCTCTTCATCAAAGAGTTCTGGGTGTTCTTCTCTAATAGTGTTAATAATCTTCATACCAACAAGAGCATGAATATGCTCTTCGTTACGAGTGTATTTAACCTGTTGATCAGTATCCTTAAGCAGATTCTTATTACGTGCAAACCAGTTAATAATGTAGAACTG